GCCAGCATACCCGCGCCTACAGCACGTGGCACGGAATGATGGCACGCTGTCTCAATGCAAACCATCGGGCTTATGAGTATTACGGCGGGCGCGGGATAAACGTCTGTGATCGCTGGCGGATATTTGAGAATTTCTACGCTGATATGGGCAATCCGCCCGACGACCGATCGCTCGACCGGATAGACAACGACGGCAATTATGAGTTGACCAACTGCCGCTGGGCGACCCGCGCCGAGCAACTCGCCAACCGGCGACCTTACAAAAAAGCTGCATGAAGCGTTCGCTGCGAAATATCAGGTGGGCGGAAAAATACATTCGCCTGCCAGAGGGGAAATTTGTCGGTAAGCCATTGAAAATGGCTGAGTTTATGAAGGAGGATTTCCGGGCGATTTACGACAATCCGAATGGCAATACGCGGCGCGCGATTATCTCGCGCGGCAGGAAAAACGCCAAGACGACGGAATGTGCGATCATTCTTTTGCTGCATCTGTGCGGGCCAGAAGCGAAGGCAAACAGTCAGCTATTCTCGGCGGCGCAGTCCCGCGATCAGGCCGGCGTTCTGTTTTCGCTGGCGGCCAAGATGGTGCGGCTTTCGCCAGATCTGTTGAGCGTTGTCACTGTGCGCGATACCGCAAAACAGTTGGCTTGCCCGGAAATGGGAACGCTGTATCGGGCACTTTCCGCGGAGGCATCAACGGCTTTTGGGCTTTCGCCGATACTTACTATTTTCGATGAACTAGGCCAGATTAAAGGGCCAAGATCGCCTCTCTATGAAGCTCTAGAAACAGCTACGGCAGCACAGGAGCAGCCGCTAACAATTATTATCAGCACTCAGGCAGCAACAGATAACGATCTTTTGTCTATGCTGATTGACGATGCGTTGAGCGAAGCTGATCCGCGCACCGTGCTTCGCATGCAATTTGCCTCAGACGACCTTGATCCATTCGGCGAGGAAGCGATACGCGCCGCGAACCCGGCGTTTGATGTTTTTATGAATCGGGAAGAAGTGCTGGCGATGGCGGCGGACGCCGAGCGCATGCCGAGCCGCCAGGCCGAGTTTGAGAACCTGGTGCTGAATCGGCGCGTCGAGGCGTCGGCACCGTTCGTCAGTCGCGCGGTTTGGCAGAGCTGCGGCGGGCCGGTCGAGGAGAGTTTCGAGGGCTTGCCGGTCTGGGCCGGCCTCGATCTGTCCGAGGTCGCCGACCTGACGGCGCTGGTGCTGATCGCGCCGGTCGATGGCGTCTGGCATGTCAGGCCAACCTTCTGGCTGCCGGCCGAGGGACTGCCGGAGAAGGCGCGGCATGATCGGGTGCCGTATGACGTGTGGGCGCGCGGCGGATATCTGCAGACCACGCCGGGGAAGTCGATCGAGTATGAGTTTGTCGCCGAGCATCTGCGCGGCCTGTTCGATCGGCTCGACATCCGCGCGCTCGGATTCGATCGCTGGAACTTTAAGCATCTGAAGCCGTGGCTGTTGAAGGCCGGCTTCACGGAAGAAGAGATCGAGGAAAAGTTCGTCGAGTTCGGCCAGGGCATGCAGTCAATGTCACCGGCATTGCGTGATCTGGAAAGCGATCTGCTCAATGCCAAGCTGGCGCACGGCGGGCATCCGGTACTTTCGATGTGCGCCGCGAATGCCGTGGTGCAGACCGACCCGGCCGGCAACAGGAAACTGACGAAGCAGAAGAGCCGCGGCCGCATTGACGGCATGGTGGCGCTGACGATGGCGCGCGGAGTGGCCGGCTCATACGAGGCGGCGCCGGAGCTCGACGTGATGGCGATGGTCGCCTGAAGAGGAGTTATGCCGTGCCGCTGCAAGTCATTAACGGGCCGATCATCGCGGCCGGCGAAAGCCTGTCCGAGGGGATTGATCTGGCGGGCGGGCAACTGGTGCGGATTACCGCGCCGGCTGATTGGAACGGCCGTAATATCAGCTTCCAGATTTCCAGCGACGGCAACGGATACAACGATCTGTATGCGGCAGACGGCAACGAGGTTGTCATTCCGTGCGGGCCGGGGCGGGCGATCGTGATCGAGGCCGCCTGGTGGAAGGCGATTGCCTTTCTGAAAATCCGCTCCGGCACGGTCGAGGTGCCGGACGTGCAGACGGATAGGCAGGAATTTGCCGTCGCGGTCTGGGTCGACGAGCCGGCCGTCTCTTAGCGGTCTTGCGGAATGGCAGCAAAGGCTGGCGTAAACAGTGCTGCAAGGCGCTGCTCCTCGGCCTTCGGTATCATCAACGTCCCATTGAACATGACGGTCTGCACGTCGCCTTTGCTGCAGGCACTGCGAAGTGACTTCACGCCGATACCAAGACGGTCGGCAACCTGTGGAACCGTTTGGGTTCTCCAAGGGGCTTTAGGCATCATCTTAGCTCCTCCTCAATAGAGGATACCTCAAATGACGCTCTACCGCACGACGGTTTCGGCCGGCGAGGGGATGGACTTTGTCCTTTCGGACGGCACGCTCGACCGGCACGGCACACGCATCAATCCGCGCGGCTGGCAATTCGGCAAGTACCTGCCGGCGCTGTTCGGCCATAACGGCATTCCAATAGGCCAATGGCAGGACGTGCGTATGGAAGGCGATCGCCTGCTCGGGCGCCTGGCGCTCGCCGCGAAAGGAACTTCAGCGCGCATCGATGAAATGCGCAGCCTGGTCGAGCAGGGCATCCTGCGCGCGGTAAGCGTCGGGTTTGAGGTGCTCGACTACGGCAAGCCGGGTCAGAGCGAGTTCGACATCGAGCGGCAGAGCCTCGTCGAGGCGTCCTTGGTCACGATTCCGAGCAATCCCAATGCGCTCGCGCAGGCGCGTGAACTGGTCTCAGACGATACTTTTCAACTGATCTTTGGCGAGCAAGCCGCAAGACAGTCGAAGGGTTTGAACGGCGGGCACGCCGCGACATCTCCGAAGAAAGCAACCCCCAAAATGGAAAATCTTGGAACGCAGATTGATGCTGCGCAGAATAGCTTGAATGCGGCGCGCGATATGCTTGCCTTACATCTCGCCGAGGGCGGCGAGGACGCTGCCAAAATTGGAACACTGTCCGAGACGGTCGAACAGCGGGATAGCTTGCTGCAGAATCTTCTCAGAGCGGAAAAGGCGATGGGCGTGCGAGCCGCTGACCCCTCCGCAGGTAACGGGCAGAAGCTCCCCGCCCCGGCGATCGCCAGGCCGGCGCTGACCAGCAAGCGGGACCAGCGACAGGTGGAGGGCGCCGACCTGGTGCTGCGCGCGGCAGCGGTGAAATTCCGCTCTTACGTCCTGCAGAAAGACCCGATCAAGATCATGGAAGAGTGCTACGGCGACCATGAACAGACGCAGGTAGTCGTGCGCGCTGCCATTGCCGGGGCAACGACGACGACCGCCGGATGGGCGGCCGAGCTTGTGGCGACGGCAAATGCCGACTTCCTCCGGCTGCTCGACCCGGTGTCGGTCTTTCCCGGACTGGCAGCAAAGGGAACGCAGCTTTCGTTCGGGCCGCAGGCCGGCATTATCAGGGTGCCGAGCCGTGCAACCACGCCGTCTATCGCCGGCTCGTTCGTGGCCGAGGGCGGGGCAATCCCGGTGCGCCGGGTCAGCCTGACTTCGATCACGCTTGCGCCGACCAAGATGGGCGTACTGAGCGTGTTCACAAGGGAGATGGCGGCCTATAGCAACCCGACGATCGAGGGCTTGCTGCGCCGGGAAATCCAGCGCGATACCGCGATGACCATCGACAGCCTTCTGACCGACGCCGTGGCGGCGACGGTAGGGCTACGTCCAGCCGGCCTGCGCAATGGCGTGTCGGGACTGACGGCGGCGACCGGCGGCGGATACACCGCGATTTTGAAAGACGTGCAAGCGTTGGCGGCGCCGTTCGATACCGCGAATGCGGGGCGGAACCTGGTGCTGTTGATGGCACCGCGTGAGGCTCGCGCTCTGGCTATGTCGCCGGGACCGGACGGGACGCTGGGCTGGACGACCGCCTTCATGGGCGAGTTTACGATCCTGGTCTCGACCGCGATCACTGCCGGGATGCTCATCATGGTCGACGCCGAAGACTTCGTATCGGTCAACGGCACGCCGGAATTCATGGTCAGCGAGCATACCGTGCTGCACATGGAAGATACCACGCCGCTGAATATCGCGACGGGGGCGCAAGGTTCGGGCGTGCTGGCGACTCCGGCGCAGTCGATGTTCCAGACTGCTTCTATCGCTCTCCGCATGTTGCTGGAGGTGACTTGGGCAATGCGGCGTACCGGCATGGTGCAGTGGCAGACGGGTACAAATTGGGCGCTGCCGTAGCCTCTAAACAGGAAAGGGCCGATCAATGGCTGAGACAAAGAAAGACGCCAAGGATGACGGGCGGATAGAGGAGACGACCGGGCGCAGGCTGCGCACCGTAGAGCAGACCATCAACGAGCCGCTGCCGCCGCCCGACCCCTCGCAGGAGGAAGCGGACGCTATCCTGATGGGCGAGTATACCGGCGAGGATGAGGCTCCTCCGCCGGAGGGCGAGACGCAGGAGCAGCGCAGGAAGCGTGAGGAAGACGCTCGCAAAAAGCGCGAGGCGAAGGCGTCGTCGGACGCGGCGGGATATCAGACCCGCTGATGCCTAACTGGCTATCGCGTATCTTCAACCCCTCGGCGGCGCGCACCGCCGAGGGGCAATGGCGGCCGGGGCCGTATATGCTTTCCGATGGCTGGTTGCCGGCCGGCACGCCGTGGAACTTCTTTCAGACGGGGCAAGATGTGCGCCCCTATGGCGAAGCCTCGGCGATGGTCGAGGCGTGCATCTCGGCCTATGCGCAGACGACCGCCATGTGTCCAGGCGATCACTGGCGCAGCCTCGACAATGGCGGGCGCGAGCGGGTCACGAATTCCGGCTTGAGCCGCGTTCTGCGGCGGCCGAACGACTATCAGACGATCTCGGATTTCCTGCTTAATGTGACGCGCAAGCTCTACTCGCGCGGCGAGGCGTTTGCGCTGGCGCTTAGAAATGACCGCGGCGAGATCGAGCAACTGCACTGGATGCGCGAGGGCAGCGCGCTCGTCGCCGAGGACGGCTCGGTGTTCTACAATTTGAGTGGCAACGAGGTGATCGAGCGGCGCTTTGATCTCTCGATGCCGGTTCCGGGGCGCGAGGTGCTGCATGTGCGGCTGCATACGCCGCGGCATCCGCTGAAAGGGGTCTCGCCGATCCTGGCGACGACGTTGGAACTGGCAATGAGCGGCGCCGTGCTTAATCAGCAGATTGCATTTTATCTCAACCAGGCGCGTCCGAGTTTTATTCTGGAAACGGATGAGAAGCCCAACGCTGAAACGGCGGCGCTGATCAGGCAGCGGTGGGAAGAGCAGACGAGCGGCATCAATGCCGGCAAGACGCCGATCCTGACCTGGGGATTGAAAGCACACGAAGTCACCAAGACGGCGAGCGATGGGCAACTCGCCGACATGCTGAAAATGAACGACGCGAACGTCGCGCTGGCGTTCAGGGTGCCGTTGGCTGTGCTGGGTGTTGGCGGCACCACGTTTGCCAGCACAGAGCTGCTGATGCAGAGCTGGATCGCCAGCGGCCTGGGCTTCTGCCTGAACCATCTCGAGGAGGCGTTCGGGCAATTATTCAAGCTGC